CATCAGTTAAGTGTTTTTTTTTATCACGATATTCTTTTACCTCCTTTTGAATTTTAACGAGTTCATTATTTATCTCAATCCATTCTTTAATTGTAGATATCAATAATTCTTTAGGATTAGACATCGGTTCAATTACTTAATATTATTTAATATTATTAAATAGTATTTAATATTATTTAACATAATTAAGTCCTAATATTAAATTATATATTTCAAATGTACTGACTAACTGGCTGAATAACCAAATTATCAGTCATGTTATTTGTCATCATATGATATATTCTTTCTATCAATTCCAATTTTTTCCCTCCGACTTTACAAAAATTAATTCTTAGCATATGTTTTAATTCATGTACTTTTAAACTATTTAATTTTGTATAATATTCAGGTGGAATATTCGAAATGTCCGGTTTAGGAAGTTCAGATTTAGGAAGTTCAGATTTAGGAAGTGTCATTTGATAATGTTGGTTACATATAACACCCTTATTTGTTTTACATGCACATTTCCCACATATCGTTTTTTTTGTTTTTAATATATGCTGACATGTATGTAATTGCATACCATGTTTTTGTGGCATATTCACTCCTTTAATTAACTCTAATTTATAATACTTAAAATATGGTAATAATTGAGGTGTTATAATTCTACAATATGGACATTTCATTTCATGTACTTCCAATTTAGAATTATAATTATTGTAATATTTTAATCGTTTTTGATTTTTTACTTCGTGATATAATGGAACATAATTAAATTCATGTCCACAAACCAATTTAACAGAATTATCAGATAATAATTCTTTTGATATTAAACATATTTTGTTATCTGAATCTTCTTCAGAAACACAATTCAATAAATCATAAAATTCACTATTTATATTTGCAGCCGCATCAATATTTCCATCAATATTTCCATCCATATTTGTATTCGCATCCATATTCTTATTAATATTAATATTAATTTATTTTAAATATTTTATTTAAACATTATTTACAGAAATATTTACAAAACTTATTTATGGATAATATATAATAATTTTTTATATATAAAATATTATATGGATAAAAAAGTTTGGGGAAATTCTATATGGTATTTATTTCATACATTAGCCGAAAAAATAAATGCTACAAAATTCCAAGAGCAAAAAAACAATTTATTTGAAATAGTAAAAATTATATGTTCTAATTTACCATGTCCAGAGTGCAGTGATCATGCATCAAAAGAACTACGTCGAGTTAATATAAACAATATAAATGATAAAGAAACGTTTAAATTATTTTTATTAGAATTTCATAATAGAGTAAATACTCGTCTACAAAAACCACAATTTACATTAGATGAACTGAACAATAAATATAAATTGGCGAAATTAAATGGGATTTTACATAATTTCAATATAGTATATAATGCTCCAATTCCAAATGAAAAAATGATGGCTCATTCATTTCATCGAAATTCACAAAATAACCAATTAAATAAACATTTGAATGAAATTCTAATAAATTGCGAATAGATCTACAAAAAAGATATAAAAAAGATTTATATTTTATAAAAAAAATGATTCTAAAATTTCGTTTTATAAAATATATAAAAAAGACGTAAAAATATTATTAGTATATTATGTATATGCGTCAAGTATCATTTAAATTAATCGAATTTAATGTGTATGACGACAATAATACAAAATCAGATAATTTTAATAAGTATCGTGACAATCGAGAATTTATGGTTCAAATGTTTGGTATAAACAGTAAAGGCCAAACAGCAAGTATTTATGTCGAAGGATTTAATCCGTTCTTTTATGTAAAGGTTGATGATTCATGGGATAACTCGAAGAAGACATGTTTTATCAACGAAATTAAAGCAATGATGGGACCATACTATGAAGACTCTATTATTAAAAGCCAATTTGTAGAAAAGAAAAATTTATATGGATTTGATGCTGGGAAATTACATAATTTCATTGTAATTATCTTTAAAAACACAATGGCCCTTAATAAAGCAAAGAAATTATGGTATAAGGAAATTATTACTGAAACTACGTATACTAAATTTTTAAAACCGAAAGGATATATTTTTGAGGATACAAGTGTATATTTATATGAAGGCCACATACCTCCTCTTTTGCGATTATTCCATATTCGAGAAATCAGTCCATCTGGGTGGATAGCTCTTCCTGAATCCCGCTATTTAAAACATGACAAATTACAAAAAACCACATATTGTGACTATGAATACACAATTAATTATCGATATATTGTACCTTTAGAGAAAAATGTACTGGTTCCATATAAACAATGTAGTTTTGATATTGAGGCCAGCAGTAGTCATGGAGACTTTCCATTAGCTATCAAACATTATAAAAAGCTGGCAATGGATATAGTGAACCGTCTATATTATGAAAAATCGGAAATATCGGATAAACATGATAAATCTGATAAACCAGAAAAGAATCAATTGGCCGACGAAGAAACCCTTAATCAAATGATATTGACAGCATTTCAAGTTCCCATTTCAGTAGATTTTCCTTATCCTGAAATTAATGTTGTTTATCCAAAGAAAAAAGTATCCCGATCAGAAATTACGAAATTATTCAATGATTTTATAATGATGTATCCTGCAACTATTAAAGTCAATAAAAATGATACGGACGATGATATTGCACTCGCGAATGGTGCAGTAGACGATGATGATTCAGATGAAGAAGACGACGTAACAAATCAAGAAATAGCACAAAATACGGAATTGGAAGAAGCGCCATCATATTTTAATAAAAAGAAGGTGCGAACATATACTAATAGAAAAGCGACCATTCTCGATATATTAAATGATCAAGCATGCGAATATACTACACAAATTAAAGAATTATCGAAAACTTTAACACATATATTTCCACAATTAGAAGGCGATAAAGTAACATTTATTGGGTCTAGCTTTAAGAAATACGGTGAAGATCGTCCATATTTAAATCATTGTATCGTATTAAATGGATGCGTAATTCCTGAAGGAGCAGTTGAGAATTCAGTGATTGTAACATGTGATACTGAAAGAGAGGTATTACTTGAATGGACCCGATTAATTCAAGCCGAAAATCCAGATATTGTAACTGGATATAATATTACAACTTTCGATTTCCCATTTATGGATGACCGTAGCCAAGAATTAAATTGCAGACAAGAGTTCTTGAAATTGTCGAGGAATCGCGATGAAGTCTGTTTGAACCGTAATTGGAAGACTGGGGAGGAGACATTAGAAACTAATAAAATTGTATTAGCTAGTGGCGAGTACAGTTTAAAATATATAAAGATGACTGGGCGCCTTATTGTCGATTTATATATTCATTTTCGGAAAGAATACCAATTGCCTAGTAATAAATTGGATGCTGTATCGGGACATTTTATTGGTGATGATGTGAATTCCATAGAACATATCAACATCGGCCAAGGAAAAACCATTATCAAAACCAAGAATTTAAAGGGATTAGATGTAGGTGGATATGTGAATTTTCTCGAAATCTCATATAGTGAGGATTTTTATAAGAAAGGGAAGAAATTCATGATTACAAATATAAATATGGAATCTCACGAATTCACTATATCTGGTATTGAACATTTAGATATGACGAAAAAAGTTCGATGGGGACTTGCAAAGGATGATGTATCTCCGCAAGATATTTTCCGATTATCAAATGGATCGGATGAGGACAGGGGCATAGTAGCAAAATATTGTATTAAGGATTGCACATTAGTGCAGAATTTGATGGATAAGATTGATCTTTTGACCGGATATGTTGAAATGGCTGGGTATTGTAGTGTTCCAATGAGTTTCTTGGTATTTCGAGGGCAAGGAATTAAACTCACCAGTTATGTTGCGAAAAAATGCAGGGAAAAAGATACATTAATGCCGACAATTGAAAAAGCCGAAAACGATGGGGGATATGAGGGAGCGATAGTATTGCCTCCTAAATGCGATATTTATTTAGAAGACCCGGTAGCGTGTGTAGATTATAGTTCGCTTTATCCCAGTAGCATTATTAGTGAAAATATATCACACGATAGTAAAGTATGGACATGTGAATATAATTTAGAAGGCGAAATTATTAAAGAATGCGGTGAGCGCAATGAAGACGGGACTTATCGATATGATAATTTGCCAGAATATAAATATGTGGATGTTACATATGATACATATCATTATATTCGGAAGACATTGAAGGCGGCGATAACAAAGGAAAGATGCGGTTATAAAATATGTAGGTTTGCTCAATTTCCCGATGGAAAAGCAATTTTACCTGCGATATTAGAAGAATTATTGGTGGCTCGCAAAACAACCAAGAAATTAATGGCAAAAGAAGAAGATCCATTTATGAAAAATGTTTATAATAAACGCCAAGAAACGATTAAAGTGACAGCAAATAGTGTATATGGTCAAACTGGAGCCCGCACCAGCACATTTTATGATAAGGATGTTGCTGCGTCCACAACTGCTACTGGTCGAAAATTATTGATTTATGCTCGCACAGTAATTGAGACCGGATATAAAAACCGTGTTGTAAAATTGAAGAATGAACGCGAAGTTAAGACGAACGCTGAGTATGTATATGGTGATAGTATTGCATCATACACGCCGATT